CCTGGCAGTCGGTCTTGTTTGTTGTGTTACCCGGACTTATGGTGTATAATATAGCTATGAAAAAATTATACCTGGTTATTATTATTGCGCTTCTGGCGCCGGTTGTATTTATTCAGGCGGAGCCGATTGGTTCTCCTACCTGGGGTTTTCGGCTGGATCTTCCCGTAGGATATGAATTGACCGGCGGCGACAAAAAAAATTCGTTTTCTTTTACGTCTTCTTTTGGTACAAGCCTGGACCTTGTCGTATATACGGGCAAAGCTTCCGCTCCGGCCCTTGCGGCGGAAATAGAAAAAATGACATAACTAATAAAAATTTACCAAGATGAAAAAAGTATTTAATTTCCGTTTGTTTGAAAACAACAAGGCCGATGTCGCCGGGAAGCCGGGGACGAACTCAGACATTAAGCCTGTTATGCAGCGCGTGTTTGCAAGCCAGGACGGGCAGCGCCTGCTGCGCTACCTGTTATATGACTGGAACTTTTTTTCTATCTGCGTAACTCCGGAACAGACCGCCATGCGCAACTACGCGGCAAAATTCCTGAACGAGCTGGGCAACGTGTTCGACGTGGAAATTTCCGCGGAGATAAAAATCAGGGAGGAAACGCGGGGATGAAAGATTCTGCCGGCTGCCCGTTCTGCGGGAAGAAAGGCGACATTGACACGCTGAAATATAAAGGCGGCAAACCGGTACAATACCGCGTCCAGTGCCTGGAATGCAAGGCCGCGACAGGCTGGTACGGCACGGAAGAGGAAGCGTGGGCGGCCTGGAACAGGAGGGTGTCAGGCGAAACAAATATTGAAACAGGCGCGGGAAACCTGGTGTTTAATAAAGACTCTTTCGTTTTGCGCGGGCTTTGTTACTGTAGAAACAAACTTACCGGCAATTGCAGCGCCCAAAAGGAATTTGGGGGGAAACTGGTCCGGATTAAAGAGGACGTTTACCTTGCGGCTTATGAAGAATGCAAAAAGATTATTGCGGAGGAAGGGGCGTGAGCGAAAGCCCGGCAGATTTAACTTTGTTTGAAGACGGTGAATACTCCGATTACCAATACTGGCACGGCGTTAAGGACGGGGACAAAAACGCCCTCGAACTGTACGAACGCCACTATTCTGCCCGCAGATATGTTGACTTGAGGCAAAGAAAATTATTTATCGGGCCGGGTGAAAAGTTAGTTTTATTAACAAAAAGTATGGACGCTTTGTTTGTATGGCGGAAATTTATAGACCAAAGCGGGCAGAAGGGAATTAATTGCGCCGTGTTCCGCAATGAGGGCGCGGTTTTGTCGTCGCTGCTTATAGAGGAAGCCGTGAAAATCGCTTGGCGCAGATGGCCTGGCGAGCGGCTGTATACCTATGTGAACCCGCTAAAAATTAAATCATTAAACGCCGGCGCCTGTTTCAAGATCGCCGGATGGCAAACTTGCGGCTTTACCAAAGGGGGGCTGGTTATTCTGGAGTTTACAAACAGTAAACCAGCAAAAAATAGTGAAAAAATTGCTTGACAAATAATTTTTATGGAGGTATATTATGGGTGAAAGAACATCAAACGCCGGCGGGCCATCCGCCGGCAGCCAGGTCCCCGCAGGCGGACCGGAGGCAGGCGCTGGAGGGGTAACCGGTGGAAACACGACAGGCCAACCTGACCAGACAGCCGGACAGCCGAAGGGCAAACCAGGACCTGATACAGCTGGAGGGGAAAGGCCTCCAAACGGTGGACTTGCCGCAGTCTTCCAAGGGGGACCGGAGGCAGGCGCTGGAGGGGTAACCGGTGGAAACACGACAGGCCAACCTGACCAGACAGCCGGGCAGCCGAAGGGAAACCCTAGACCCGAACAATCCAACGACAGTTTAACGTTACCCGCATGGGCAGCGCAGCTCTCGAAGAAGCTGGCTACTGATTCAAATTCGGTGGCTAAAATCGCTACGTTCAAGAACCTGGACGAATTTGTCCAGGCGTACCTTGACGTATCGGCGCAGGCGGGCGACGCGCTTCCCTTCCCGGGGAAGGACTCTGCTCCGGAAGCGGTCCAGGCTTTCTATGAGAAGCTGGGCAAGCCAAAGGAAGCGGCAGGTTATTCGTTCGCGAAAAGCAACCCGGACTTTGCCCGGGCCGCTTTCGCGGCGAACTTGAGCGCGGTCCAGGCGGACGCGCTGTTGCAGGCAAGCCTGGCCCAGTTGGATGACGCGCGCAAAGGGATACAAGCCGCCCTCGCGCAGGACGTTCAGGCTACCGATACGCTGCTCCGGAAAGAGTACGGGGAAAGCTACGAGGAAGCCATAGCCCTGATGCAAAAGGGGTTGGGGAATAACCCCAAGACGGGGGCGCTCTCCCCCATCGGCAAGGCCCTGGTTGACGCGGGTCTCGCAGGCAAACCCGAAATTGTCCGGGCTTTTATCGAACTGGGAAGGGCCACTTCGGAGGACTCTTCAGTTAACGGCAGGGGCGGAAGCTCCCGCCCGAAATCGGTAATGGAAGGGCGCGGGTTTGACTATAAGGATTCATACAGTTAAGGAGTGACAAATTATGCCAACAAAAAATCTTGTTGACAACATGACGGCTTTGGAGGTGGCCCGCAGGTCAAGCGACCCGGACGCCTTCACTATCATCGAAACAATGGCCATGACAAACACGATGCTGCAGGAACTGCCGGCGAAAGAGGCCAACGAGGGGACGGTGCATACCTCCCTGAAACGCCTGAGCTACCCGCACGGAGAACACCGCGTCTATAACCGCGGCGTCGGCGCCAAGTCCAGCCAGACAAAACCGCAGCAGGACGTTATCGCCATGCTCGAAGCCCACGCGGACGTGGACTACGACATGGCGCTGCACAGCGGCAACCCCGCGGCCCTGTACAAGAGCGAGGCGGAAGCCTTCCTTGTGGGCATGGGCGAGGACCAGGCCGACGACATGATCTACGGCAGCCGCGGCAATAACGAGGCGATGATAAACGGGCTGGCCGCGCGCTACCCGAAAGTCGACGGCGCGCGCTGCGTCAGTTTCGGAGGCACGGGCAACAGCCTTACCAGCGTTTACATCACTGCGCCGGGCCCCAACTCGCTGCACCTCATCTACCCGCGCGGCCACAAGTCCGTGGGCGTTTCCCGCGAAGACGGCGGGCTTATTTGGGCGAAGGACCCGAAAGACTCCAGCAAAGAGTTCAGGGCGCACCGTGACGTCTTCAAAGCCCAGTACGGGATAGCGGTGATACACCCGGACGCGGTTATCCGCATCTGCAATATCCCGGTTAACCTGAATAAAGACCAGCGCATTGACCTGCTTGAGATGATCCTCAAGTACCAGAAGCGGCTGACCAAGGGCATCGTCAACAACGTGCTCTTTGTCAACGGCGACATCATCTACCAGATCGAACGCGCCGGGCGCGAATCCCAGTACGTCATCCATCCGGAAACCGACCCCTGGGGCAAGCCCGTGACGGCCATTAACGGGATCAAGCTTCGTGAGCAGGACGCCATCCTGTCCACGGAATCGCAAGTGGCGTAAGGAAGGGTGCGGTATGAACAATCTTATTTATGACGAATCGCTGTGCTTCGGGGAACTGGCGGCAATCACCAGCGGAAACTTTCCGGAAGTGCTTAACCTGGGCAAAAAACCGGGATCAAAAGATTCCTACCCCGGCGAAGAATTCACCAGCGCGGACCGCAGAACGGTCGATGTGATTTTTGACAAACCCGCAGGCGGGACATCCTTGCCCGTTACGGTGGAGGGCAGCAAGGACGGCTCTACCGGCTGGCAGGGCGTCGGTTCATCCACTTTCAGCCTTGAACAGATGAAGCGCGGGCCCTGCCAGGTGGCTGTAAGCCCCAACGATTTTCAGTACCTGCGCGTCAGAATTCCGGCGGTAGTCGGCAGTTTTACCGGCTCAGCGAAGGCTTATCTCAACCCCTACGCGGGCAAATAAGGAGGATAATACATGTTTGGAAAAAAAGAAAAAGAGGATCAGGCCGATAAAACAGACGGCCAGGATAAACTGCCGGTCGGACAGGCCGAGGCCGCGGAAAAGACCACCCCCGATGAAGGGAAAACTTTCGACGAGAATACCGTGTTCGTGTGCGTCCAGGACTGCTTCCAGGACAGTACGCTCTACCATCCGGGCGACATCGTGACGGGCAAAATCTGCCCGGCTTGGTTCGTCGTCCGGCAGGCCGAAGAAGAAAAAGAAGAAGGAGACGAATAATGAACCTCGACTCCGCGCTGGTTAACCGCGCTCTGCGCAACCTGGGCATGAACCCGCTTGACCCTGATGCCGGCAGGCGGAACAATTCCGAGGAATGGCAGACCGCCAAGGAGTACTTCCTGGCCACCATGCTGGAAGCCCTGGCGCGGGTCGAGTGGACCGGCGCGAAGCGACGCCGGGAACTCACCCCGGCGCAAATGCCGCACAAGAAAAACCGCGACTTCGCGTTTGCCTACGACATCCCTTTGGACTGCGCGAAGCCGGTTGAACTTGACGGGCAGGGCAACTTCGAGGCGGAAGCGAACCTGCTGTACACCTCGGAACGCCCTGCCAGGCTTTTGTACGTCAGCAACGGCAAGCGGTTTATTGACCAGGACGTCATTTCAGCCGGCAGCTCGTCGCGGCGCCCCACACCTGATCACGTAACTGGGGGGGACGCGCGGCGCACTTGCCGGCTGGAATGGGGCGACAATATCATTTACGGCGGCAGCGCGTACCCGGGCAGGCCAAGCGTAATCCCGCCGCCGCCGGAAGCTTCGGACGACTTCCCGGAGTACAGGGAACTCAGGCTGGAGCCGAATTTCTATCTCTATTGGGAATACCTGCTTACCTACAAATACGCGCTGCGCCTCACGGGCCAGCCGGGCCTGGCGGACTCGTATATGGCCAAGGCTATGGCCGCAGGCCGCGCCGCGGAACTGGTAAGCGTGTCAGGCTCAGCAGGAAGATACAAAGCCTCGGATACCTGGCAGGAAGAATTGGGGCTGGGGAATTAGGAATGGGCAATGAGCAATAAGGAAATGGGAGATACTAATTTGGAAAGCAGGCGCTTCGGCATTGACGCCGTTTTCCTTCAGGCGCTGGCGGAAGCGGCGGAGAAAAACGGCTATATCGCAAGCGAGGTAAGGGAAGAAAGATGCGTCAAACAATTAGATGACGGGCAGGCGAAAGTCAGCGACGAGGGCCTTTTTTATTCGGGCGCGGTGCTTTGCCGCTTCGTGCCGAAGGATCTGCCGCGTCAAGTTTTGCTTTGATATCTTCCCAGTTTATTTCAATGTCAGGGGCGATGCGTATATGTTCGGAGATAAGATTGGAAACCTTAAAATATTGTTCAAGGTATTCCCCTTCCTTGTACGGTTTGGGGCCCACCATTTGCACCGCTATCTCAAGGCAGCGCAGTCGGTACTCTATCAACATACGATGAAGCTCAAGTCGAAGATCGAGTTTTTTGGTCATTTTTTTACCCTCCGGGGTCGTGGTTTTTCCGCCCATACGGGACGGCTGGATACCCCGGATTATATCACGCCCGGAGGGTTTTCTTTTTTTGGAGGTTGGATTGAAAGTTATCGTTGAAAATATTTTTATATATTTTGCTTTGGTTTTTCACCCGAAAACGCTGGTCGGTATGGCCCGCACGTGTAAGGCGGCAGACAAGATGATGCTGGAATTGGCCGACACTTCCGCGCGGCTGCTTGAGACGCTCAAGCAAAATAACGAATTAATCAAAGGCCAAAATTGTTATGGCAAATAGGACACCGGTAGTAAACGCCGCCTGTTTGTTCAATAACCTTGAGGTGGATCCGTTTTTTACGGTCATCGTAGCAAGCCGGGCAAAACAGTTCGCCATTGCTGTCAAAGTATATGGTGCTGGAATATTCGAGCGGGTTATTGTCCCGCTCCTCAAGTTCGGCTTTAAGGTTCCGGAGTTCGGTCATCATTTCGGCCGCTTCGGTTTGGGCTTGGGCTAACTGAATGGTTAGATCGGAGATTTGTTTGATCAAATTTGCATTGTTATATTCACGGGCGACTTCAAATATGCCTTTGGTCATGGTTATGCCGGAACCGATGAGACCGATTAAATCTGTCATTCATTCCCCCTTAAAAACCGCCGGTGGTTTATTGTCATCATCCTTCTCCGTCAATATATGCTCGCATTCGGCGTCTTCAACGTCTTCAAGCTTTTTCTTGTTTGCTAATCCGCAAAAAAGTTCATTCCTTTCCCTTATAAGATGCCTGCAAAATTTGCAGTATTCATTGTCAGTCATACGTTCCCTGTTAAAATCACTCTTCCACGAATATCGCCGTCGCCGAGGATCCGTCAAGGTCGTACCGCTCCCCGTCTACCCAGTAGCAGGCTTGAGTGGAGTATTGGACAGATTGGTTAGCATCTCCGATCTGATAAAGATAAAAGCCGGTCACATATATTTTGCCGCCGGATATGGTGAAATCAGTTGCATTGTAGTACCCCGGCAAAGCTATTGTAACTTTCCTGCCGTCTACCCAGTAATGAATTTCTGTGGCTGCGTCTGTCTTAGGATGATGATCTCTGTAAACAAAAAAACTGTCGCCGGATGCAGCAACTCGCTTTATCCAGTCGTATTCGCCAAACCCTTCAAGCTCATAAAATTCCCTGTCGGTATAATACCACGCTTTAGTATGGAGAAAATGAGGATCGGAATCATATCCGATGATAAACATCTTGCCGTCATCGGTTACGGTTATGGCGCCGGGGATAAAGGTGAACTCTTCGGTATTGCGGTGAATACTACGAAAAGAACCATAAGAAGAACCTGCGGTATAAATATAGTACCCTGCATTGGAATTCAAAAGACCAGAGAGATATATCGTGCCGCCGGATACGGCCATGTCATAGGTCTTAATATAGCCGTCGTCCTTATTTATTTTGACCCCGTCTATAAAAATCTTCCCGCCTACAAATTGATATATTTTCCCCTCGCTTATGACAACCTTTCCAGAATACAAAGATTCATAGCGTGTGCCGTCCGCCCAGTAGCAGACAATGGCAGTATTGCTGCCGGATACCAGAACCTTGCCTTCCGATACCGAAATGGACTCGGGCGCACCACTTACATCAAAGTCAGTGCGGTTGCCGCCGACCCAGTAACAGGCCTGGCCCTTGCCGTTTACACCCGCTATATACACGCCGTCGGGAAGCGGAGGATAAACCTTGCCGCCATCGCCGCCGGGATCGTCAGAAGTATCACAAGACGCCAGCAACGCCGCCAGAGAGAGGGCCATAGCCCAAACCGTCTTTTTCATAAATACCCGCCTTATCGCCAGATAAGAGGAAATTATATCACGGAGGTCAAATCATGTTAATTACCAATTTCGCTTCAGGGGAACTTTCGGAGAACCTGTTCGGCAGGACTGACCTGCCCCAGTACTACAATTCCGCGGCGCGGATGGAGAACTTCGACGTTATACCCACCGGGGGTATAAAGAGGCGTAGCGGCACGGAACGGTTATTGAATGGCGGAGGATTAACAAATGTAAGCGGTGATGGCAGGATTATCCCATTTATCGTAGACAGAAAACACGCGTTTGTACTTTATTTGTCGCCGGGGAAGTTAATGGTTTATAAGGTGTATGACGGCAGAATCTACGATCAAGTCCTTTACAACAGCAGCAATGAACTGCGGCTGTATGAAAGCGTAGACGAGATACGCGACGTGCAGTACGCGCAGGACTATGACACCATGATTCTGTGCCATGAGAATTACCCGCCGCTGGAACTGAAATTGAATATTAAAGGGGATGTTTATAATTTAACAATAAGCAAACTGGCGCTCTCATTTGAAAAGAAAGTTATTCAGGGGAAAGGGGTAACTGCTGGCGAAGCTTTTATTTATAAAATAAAAGACGACGAGGTTTACAGCGATAACGGGTGGCTTACAACGGATAAAAACTACCCGGCGGCAGTTTCTTTTTTCAACGGGCGGCTGGTATTTGCCGGGACTAAAAACAAACGGCAGCGGGTATTCGCCAGCGCGGTAAAGGAGACAGGCAAGCCTTATAATTTCTCAACCGGAAAAATATTTCTTACTGAAAAGAAAGAGTATATTGTCATTAAAGGTTCTGTTGACGGTGATAATAAAAAAGTAATTATTATTCAAGACGAAGAAGGATTAAAATTCTCGTCAGCTCTTGAAAATTATTTTATTGATTCCCCTTTCTATGATTCTGATACAAGAATATTCAGGTTACAGGAAGATAAATTAGAAATGACAAAAGAACCACGCATTGAAACCATTTCACCATCCGCGTTAGACGATTTAGAAGAAATGATAAAAAAAGCGGACGAATGGGATTTGCTTCCAAGCGGCAATGAAATAGAAGTGGCTAGTTTTGCAGTAGAATATAAGTCTGTCACGCCGCCTTTTTCAGATATTTATGATACAAAGCATGTTTATGTAACTCCAGGTGCGACAAAATTTAAAATCAGGGTTTATCATGAAAAAACCGGTGGTATTTTTCACAGTAAGGAAGATGAATTTAACTTCGCTAAAGGTGTAAATACAACTACATCGGGTTTTAATGGCTTAAAATTTTTGGATATCAGTGATGCTGTAAAAAAATATGAAGAGGATAATTCTTTTTACAGAGATTTAATCTATAAAGCTGTTAATACTGAGGTCGGCGAAGCCAATAAAGATAAAATAAATACGGCCGCTATGGCAAATGTATCAAAAACTTTGACGGACAATTCAGTAGCGACTATGAAATACCAGCTTACCCCCAGCATAACCTATTACAATTTCCCCTGGGAAATGAAAATTATCGTTGAGGGACGAATGGAAGTCTTTAATAATATTTACATTCCCTTCTACACCCGCGAGATACTTTCCGACGAATACCCCACGCCAGACTGCGGCTTCACGTTTGAAATCGCTTCGGACATGAATGATTCGATCCGCTGGCTTGCGGTTAACAAGGGTTTGATTATAGGCACGGAGACGGCGGAGTGGATAGTGCCGCCGGGGGTGCACGCGACCAGCATACAGGCGTCGCTTAACAGCCGGTTCGGCAGCGACAAAATACAGGGCACGGCCATGGGGGACGCGACGGTCTTTTTCCAGGCCGGCAAGAAGAGCCTGGTCGAATACTACATACCGCAGGCCGACAACAATTTCCGCGCTAACAATATGGCCATGCTCTCCCCCCAGATGCTCAGCGAAAGCCCCGCGGTAGAATTCGACTTTGTATCGGCGCCGCATACGAAGCTGTTTGTCACCCGGGAGGACGGGACCGCCGCGACGCTGCTGTACGAGAGGGGCACGGGGACATTCGCCTGGTCGCGCATGACGACGGCCGGGATGATACGGAGCATTGCGGTGCTGCCCGGGACCGACGGCAACGACGACGTGTACCTGCTGGTGCAGAGGGCCGGCGGCTGGTTCCTGGAGAGGCTGCGGGAGAACGGGAGCGTATACGTCGACGGGTACAGCCAGGGCAGTCAAAGCGGCTACCCGTACAGGAGCGTGCTGCGGACCATGCCGGTGCTGGCCAACGACAAGATGAAGAAGCAGCGGATTGTGTCGCTGGTTTTCCGGTTCCTGGGAAGTTTTATATCCAAGATGCAGATGAAGTCGCTGGCCGGGGGGCGGGAAATACATACCGGCTTACTAACGAATATACGGCCGCCTGTTGAAGGGGTGCAAACCGGGATACACCGGCAGACGTTCAGCGGAACGTGGGACGAGGAAGTGCAGGTGGAACTGGTAACTGACGAAACGGCGCCGGTGAAGATACTGGCGCTTAACGCCGAGATGGCGGCGGGAGGATAAATATGTGGTGGATGGCGCTTGCCGGCGCGATAGCGGGCCAGGCATCGTACCTTAAAGGAATCGACGACAATCGGAAGGAAATTTCCCGGCAGCGGAATATGGCGGAACGGGCCTACGGGTACGATACGGCGTACAAACAGGGCGCGTTCAACCTGCAAAAGAGAGAAGCGCTGGAGACAGCGGGGATTGCGCGCAACCGGCTGGCCGGGGCGTTCGGCGCTGACGTTAAGGGTTTCAACCTGGGGCTTGAGGGGCAGGCTTTGCAGAACCAGGACGCGCGTATAGCGCTGGCTGACAGCGCCGGGATGGCGCTGGCGGCGCAGGGGGCGGGCGGGACGCGGGGGAGCGACGGCCTGCGGAAACAGCTGGACTACGCGGAAACGAGTTTCAGCCGGCAGGCGGACCTGCAGGGCCGCGGCAATTCGCTTGCGATACAAAATATGGCGCGGCAGTACACGAACGAGTTCGCGGACATAGGACGGGAGATAGATTCGTGGGGGCCGGGAGGGTACAGGTACCAGGCGAACGAGCTGGGCAAGGCTTACGCGAAAAACATGCACGGCCTGCAGATGGAGGGGTATGACCAAGCGTACAAGGACGCCGGGTTCAACGTGCTGGACTTCCTGACGGCCGGGCTGGGGGGCGCCGGCACCGGCGCGGGCTACGGGGCGCAGATAGACAAGTGGTGGGAGCAGAGGGAGAAAATATGATCCAGCACGCGACATTAATGGACGTGTTCAACGCTGCCGGCCGCGCGGCGTCGCCGTTCCTGCAGGCGGATACGGAGCGGCTGAAAGAAAAGAACGATCTGGAACTGAACAGCAACGCGGCCGTTTTCCGGACTGAGTTGCAAAATAAAATCCGCGACACAAATTACGACGGCGATTACGACCGGTACATGGGCGAGCTGAATAAATTTACCAACGAACAATACGACCGATACAAGGCGCGGAACACGAGCCCGTATTACCAGAAGATGCTGCAGCAAATGCGGGCGCAATCGCTGGAGGCGGTGCGGAACCTCGCGCTGGTAAAAGAGGACGAATGGCGGATCGACCAGGCGGACATCCGCTTTCAAAGCAATATGGAAAAGCACATGGAGCTGCCGCCGGAACTTGCGCTGCGTGCGATATCCAACGAAGTGGACGCGTGGAAATCAGTACGCCCTGTAAGCGCGAAAGAAGAACACGCGGCGCGGCAGAAATACGAGACGGCGTATTACCAGAAATTTGCAGCTAACGCCCTGGGGAACGTGAAAGACGTAAAAGCTTTGGACAAGGCTATGGAGGACGTGCGCGGAGCGTTCGCTTCCCACGCGACGCGGGTTCCGGTACTAGATGAAAAAGGCAACGTAACCGGGACGGAGGAACGGGCTTGGGGGTTTGACGGGCGGAAGGAATGGGAAGACAAGCTGCTTGAGTTTGAGAAGAACCGCATATACAGAGAGCGCATTGAAGGGGCGCGGACGGACGCGGCGCGGGCGGACGAGCTGGACAAACAGGCGGTTGAGACGGGGAATTTCATGCTGGCGCAGCAGGCGGAGGCGATACGCGGCCCGTACCTGCGGGGTTCGGTCAAGGAGATAATGAACGGCACGGCGAGGGACAGGCAGCGGTTCGCTGTCAATTACGACGAGAAGGACCACCCGGAATTGATACGGCTGTTTTCAAAACACGCGGCGAAGAGCGGTTCCGGAAGCGGGGGTAAGTCAAGAACCGATTACGAAAGAGAGATGGAACGGATCCGCGAAGAGCTGCAAAAGATTGGAACGCTGCGCCAAGACGACAACATCACGTATGAACGCTCGTTTCAAATTCTTAACGATGAATTTGTCAGGCTGGTCAGGGAAGCCTCGGAGGGGCTTGGCATCGGGACGGCGGACGCGGAACTGCTGCTTAGGCCCAAGGCCGACCTCGAATTCTATATGGCGGAGATTAAGAACGTAGTAAAAAAAATTAATCCCGAGTTTGACACTAACGTATTAAACAAAATTTCCAGCATAGTCACGCAGGTTGACAGAAACAAAAAACTTACAGGCGAACAGAAGGACGCGCTGGAACGCCAGGTGGGGCGCGAGCTGCTTAACACGGTAGCCGATTTGGGCATCGACCATTTAACCGCCGAACAATGGGTAGAAAAAACAAGAGGCATAGTAACCAGGGCGGCCGGAGGGCAGATAGCCCTGATGGACATAAAGAATAAGGACGCCGTGAAGGATATGAATCTTGAAAAGCACATCAAAATAATTGAGCAGGCGCATGAAAACCCCGACATGATCGGTTCCTACAACAACGAGATTCATTATATCGGCAATGAAGAGAACTATAAAGAGTGGCAGAAATTTACCGAACGGGACGTCGCCACCGTATTGGGTATAGATCGGGGTTTGGCGGAAGCGACCGGATGGGCAAACGAGGAAGGCCGGAAGGACGACGTTAAAGCCATACCGATTATCACGGTAAAAGGCGCCGGCGATAAGGACGGAACCTACAAGCAGGACGTGGTTATTGAAAAAGACAATAAAGGCAAAGAAACCAAAAAGATTGCCACACTGAAACGGAACGATAAAACGGGCAAATGGGAAGAGGTAAGCCGGTTAAGCGGCGACCAATCTGTGAAGGAACGGGATCAGCAGGCGCAAGAAAAACAATGGGATATAAAACATAAAAGCGGTATTAGCAATCTTGCTGATGAGATTTTAAAAAGTAGTTCCCTTTCGGCGCGAAAAGAAGCATTCCGCCGAGCCTACGCACAAGATTACTCAAAGAATGTTTGGGCTGGAGAGGGAACAAAAACTTGGGAAAGAAATATCAGGGGGAAACAGTTTCTTGCCGACGAACTGCTGATGCGGGGGATAGACCCTGAAACGATGGAGCCGATTGTGGAAATTTCGCAACAGCGTTTTGACGAGCTTAAGAAGCGGAACCCCGACCAGTGGGATCGCATCAAGGGATTGGAGGCAAAAGTGAAAGACCCGCGGGCAGGAGACCGAGGGAGCGGAGTACGTTAATGGATATAACCCGGGCGCTGAACACCTCAAATGATTTTTTCGAGAAGGCCGCCGGGCAGAGTGAAACCTTGTTTGAAAAAATTACCGGCCAAACGAACCGGGTACAGTCGGAACAAGGGGAAACCCTGTTTGAAAAACTAACCCAGGGTACGGCGGAGCGGGAAAAAAGGGAAAATGATTTTAAGAACCGGTTCGGTATTAACGCTTCCCCGGCGGCCGTACGCGGGCTTATGGACGCGTACGACAACGGCTCCGTTGACGAGGACGGCGTATATTCGATTCTCACAGCCAAGGCAATTTCGGACAACTTCGCCAGGCAGGGCATAGACCTGCCGATGAACGACGTGCTGGCGAATCTGGACGCTTACACGGAGCTTGTTACCGGCCAGCGGTTAGAAAAAGACTACACATCAAAAAGCGCGTTAAAATCTGTTTTGGACAGTTTCGGCGTGGCGTGGCACAGCACCCGCCGGTCGATACTGGGGCTCCAGCGCATGGAGGCCGAAAGAGCGGGCAGGGATGACGAACTTGCCGTGATAATGGAACGGCTGAAAATAGCCGACCGGCAGATAGCGGATCACAGCGATCCGGAGAAACGCAACCCGGTAGTCAGAGCGCTGCAATGGGCCGCGCAGTCCTCAATTTATACAGCCGGCATAGGGCTTGCCACGGCAGTCAACCCGGGCCTCGGTTTTATGACGGGTACCGCTTTGATGTCAGGCGGCGTGTATAACGATCTGCGGGACTCGGGCGTGGATATTAAAAACGCAGAATCTATCGCCATCGGCGTGGGGGCATTGGAGAGTGTTATTGAGACACAGCTGGGCGTGGTTGGAGGCCTCGCTTCACGCGCCGGCGGAAAAACCTTGCAGGGGGCGATCTCTAAAAAAATAACACAGACGCTGATTTCCCAGCTGGGGGCCAAGGGGGTCTGGCTGCAGGCGGCTGTCGGCGTGGGGACGCGGTATATTTCCGACGCCCTGGGCGAAGGGCTTGAGGAAGTGCTGCAGGAGATAACGGAAATAGGCGGCATGGAACTTGCGGCTGCCATCCAAAAAGAAGGCGTTACCCTGACCGACGAGGACCGGCGGGGATATGTCAAGCGCGTAATAGATTCAGGCGTGGCCGGTTTCGCGTCCGCCCTGGTTATGGGTTTTGCCGGCGTGGGCGTTGACGCTTTCAATACTATCGCGGACATGGCCAGGGTTAAGAACCTGGCGGACGCTACTCCGAGCCTTGAAGCCTTTAAGAAAGAATCCAAACCCTATTTTAATGAAAAACTGTCTGACGAAGAAATCGCGGCGCAGCAGAAAATAATCCATGAAGGCCGTCAGAATATCCGCGAACAGGAAGAAGCAAAGATCGCGGCGGAGGTTAAAGAGCTCCACGGCCTGGGGGAAGGCTACGACTCGGAGAAAGAAGACAAGGAGACCGGCGAACCGGTACCGTTAGGCGAACTGTACCGGAAGCAGAACAACCGGCTGTATACCGAACTGGACGAAAAGAACGGCGTGTTCAAGGCAGGGGACGCGCGAGTAGAAAGCAATACCAATCTGGACGCGCACATCAAATACAGCCGGGACGGGGACGGCGTGATAACCATAGAGGAATTTCAAGTGCGGCCCGACCGCGACTCCGAGGCGTACCGACGTGAGTTTTACCGCGACTTTGCGGAGAACTTCGCGGGCCACGAAGTGCGCTGGAACCCGAACACCGAGAGGGCGGTGGATATCCGGGAAGACCTGATCCGGAACAATCCCAGGGGCCGGCAGGCTGGGCTGAATTACTACGCCGAGGCCGACGCGGGGAACATGGCTGATGCCCGCTACCGCAACCAGGTGATAGATAATTTTAAAAAGTATTTCCCCAGGCTGGGCAATGCTGAACATGCGGTGATGGCCGCGGAGTGGGAACACTTTGCCGGGCAGCACGGCCTGTCGCTTGAGGAATACGTCAACCGGGAATTCGGATCGCTTGACAAGGCGTTCACTACTGACGCCAACCAGAGGATAGACGCTGCCGCCAAAGAGGGAAAGCAGATAAAGGGCGCGGTTAGTTTTGAGGATATGGCCCGCGACGCGAAAGCGGTTATATACGTTTCCACTAACGCGGATCTGTCCACGTTCATTCACGAGATGGGGCACATCTACCGCCGCCGGCTGCAGGGGGACATGCTGGCGCAGGCTTCCCGGATATGGGGGATACAGGACGGCAAGTGGACGACGGCGCAGGAGGAGCGGTTTACCGAAGACCTTGAGCGCTGGCGGCGGGAAGGCGCGGCGCCAACGCCGGAAATGAGGACGTTCTTTCAGAAGTTCGCGGAGTTCCTGAAAAAGATTATCAACGCGGTAAGCGAACGCGCCGAGGTGTCGCCGGAGATAAAAGAGTTTTTTGACCAGCTCTATGCCGGAGAGGAAACCGGGCAACAGTTGGACAACGGTGGACAAGGGCAGGCGGCTGCGGATTCTGGTTCCGGCAGGCCGGATCAGGGTGATGTTTCCCCTAACGCCCAGGGGAACGCACAGGAAGCCCAGGACGGGCAGGCGCAGGCGGAAACGGGAACGCAAGCCGCTACCGAGGCCGCCAGAGAGCGGTACGAAGCAAATAAAAAGTTCAATGAGGAACGGCCTCTGCTGGACAAGAACAATAACGGTAAAACGGACATTAAGCCCAGGCAGACAGGTGTTACCACCGCCGAGGAATTGCGGGATAAAGCTGCCAAACATATTGAGGAACTTCGTTCATGGGTAAACGGCATAACGGAAAAATACGATGTCAGGATTAAAGAACGCCCGGTAGATGAAAATAATCCCCTGCCTTTGAAGACGGTAGAAGGCATACAACGGAAACTTAATGACGGCGACACCATTGACGCGATACTTGACGTAATGGGCATGACCATTGTGGTTAAGGATTTGCAAACGCTGGTAAAAATAACCGAGGAATTGCAAAGCCGTGACGATGTGGTACGGATTAAAGACCGGTACAAAAAGGTTGATCATTTTGGTTATAGGGATGTTCTTGCCAACGTGAAACTATCTGACGGAATGATAGCCGAGGTACAGGTAAACATTGAGCAAATGCTTGCCGCAAAATCTGAATTCGGCGGCCATAAGTATTATGAGATTGCGAGGGTACTGGAAAAAGAAATTAAAGCCGGTACATTGACAATAGAAGAAGCGGTTATTGATAAAGAATTTCTTGCAAAAATGTCCAATGCGGTATATGAGAAAGCTTATCAAGCGGCACTGTCAGAAAGCCATTTTAACGCTTCCTCTCTCGAAAGCATTTGGCATTCCGACATTGCTTTGTTAATGGAGAACCGGGAAGGGGAAAGCGTTTTATCATCGTTTACTTTAAACAAGCTCCATGAGTTGGGGCTTTCAGCAAACAATTCACTTGAAAATACTTCGCCGTCCATGAGTAAGAACTTGAGCGACGGGTCATCAAACGACGGAACCTCTACAGCCGGAATGGGAGACGCCATATTGTCAGCGGGGGCTGCGGAGGCGGGGAAGAAGGAATCTTCTTTCATATCTTTACCCTCCACTATAAATATATCGCAAACAGAAAATGCTGTCAACAATAATTTTGAAAATAATCAAAAAAATAATATTGACGATTCCGGAGTGCCGGCTATCCGGGAAAAATACCAGGCGGCGCAAAAAGAGTACGGGGACACGGACACCATCAACGTCAACGGCAGCGAGATTGAAGGCCGCTGGGTGATAACGGAAGCGGAGACCCCGGCCGCAAGCCATGACGAGACCACCTTTAACGAGACGGAAGGCTTTATAAAAGCCGACGGCAAAACGATAAACGACCGGGACTACAAGAGAGACAAAGCGGCGCAGGAGGCTGTGCTTGAGATAGCGTCAAACTACGACAGCCGCGCCCTTGACGGCGTCGTGATTACCACCGACGGCATAGTAATTTCCGGAAACAACCGCACGATGAGCGGCAAGCTGGCGGCCAAGCAAGGCACGGACGGCAAGTACCTGGCGGCGCTTGAGAAGAAGGCGAAACGGTACGGCTTTACCGACGGGCAGGTTAAGAGTTTTTCACACCCGCGCCTGCTTTTTGAAGTGGACTCAGGCGGCAAATACGACACGGCGCTTTTCGCGCAGTTCAACCGGTCGACCAAGAAAGCCCTGGACCCGGTGGAGACAGCGGTCAAGATGAGCAAACTTGTTAAAGACTCTACGATCAAAACCGTCGCCGGCGCCATATCGGAACACGAGACGGTTAACGATTTGTATAAGGATAAAAAAGCGCTGCTTGATTTTTTCAACACGCTTAAAACGGACGGGCTTATCGGCGAGTACGACATGCCGCAGTTCTTTACGGAGGCGGACGGGATAACCGCGGCCGGCGAGGAGCTGCTGGAGAACGTGCTGCTGGGATCCACTTTAAGCGAGGCGAACATCCGGACGCTGAAGGACGGCAGGGCGTTACGCCAGAAACTGGTGAGGGCGCTGCCGCAGTTAGTCGACAGCCGCGCGATGGGCGAATACTCGGTTATTCCGGAAGTGAACAAGGCGGTCCGCATCGCGGCGGAGGTCGAACGCAACAGCAAGACGTTCAAGAGCGTCGAGGAATGGGCGGCGCAGCAGGGCTTCAGTTTCATGGAGCAGCGCAACCAGGTGGCCATTGAACTCGCGAAGCAGCTTGAAGGGAAAGGCCAGTCGGGTTTCGCGGACTTTATGGGCGGGCTTAACGCGGTGCTTGCGGCCGCTTCCCAGGGGCAGGGCGACATGTTCTCCGGAGGCGTTGAAAGCAAGGAGGAAATTGTCCGCCGGTACCTGGGCGTGAAGGCGGAGAACGCGGAAATACGGGAAGCGAACAACAAGGTTATCGCGGACAAGGCGGCGCCCACGCTTGACAAGGTGGACGCCGCCTTGCGGAACGCCGGGCTTGCAAGGGGCGAAGCGGACGGAGCAATGTTCCAGGCGGAGTACCAAGAACGGATGACGTTAGCTGATTATCTTGCAAAACAAGGATTAAGCAGCCCGATAAGCGATTACATGCTGGACAAAATGCGCATTCCCCACGGCAACACGTTAAAGCAGCAAAAGAAATTGGAAATTGAAGCCTCCAAGGCAGCCGATGAATACCAAGAAAAACGCGCTAATGCAATAGCCGAATATCGAAAAAAAATTGAATCGGGCGAAATTGTTAATAAATCGTTAATAGAACAAATGATAGAAGCGGCAAATGGACATCCCGACCTTGAGTCTACACAGGCAGCCAGACGCCGGTGTGCTAAAAAAGGTATTAGATGGGAAGCGGGTTTGCCGTCAGTTGAAACTACACAGACACTTTTCCAACTTGACGACGAGCTGGTTGAGGGCGCGGCGCGGCATGATACCTGGCAGGAGTTCCGGGACAGCGTTCAAACCGGGGAAACAACCGACGCGGATAACGCGTGGTATAAATCCCTGTGGGGCGACGCGAGAAAAATTTACAATACCTTATTCCAGGAAGGCGAAGAAAAAACAAACAGGGCGCAAGTACTGGACAACAGTTTTATCAAAGAAGCCGACCGGGAATACCTGACAGAAGCCCTCAAAACCATTCACGGCATTTTGAACGACCAGTCCCTGGAACCTGCGGAAGGCGAAAACCGCATTGAGTACGACAACACGCGGCGGCTGCAGGAGAGGATACGGCGGGAACTGCCGGGCGCCGGATCGGTTATCGGCTTTGCGGCGCAGGTGAACTCCGGAAAGATACTGTCGTCGTCGCAGTATGACCGGCTGAAAAAGTTTATCAGGGACAACCCGCGTGAGTACCGTTCGGTATTCGGCGACGTTATGGGGCAGAAAGAATACCTTGAGGACCTGGCGGAGGCGGCGGACGGTGAGCCCCATGCGCGGCTGGCGGATCCCCGCGCGGTTAAAACGGACACCATGGAACGGCTGCGGGAGATAGGCAAAGAGATAGGGGACCCGGCGCTGCAAAGGCAGATTGAAAGCGGTGAAATCACCATGGACGATCCGCAGATCGCGGCTTATGAAAAAGGGCAGGAGTCCGAATACCGCAAGGCGGCGGATGCTGTAAAGGCGCTGGAAGATGAAATTGGCCAGGACTTCGCCAGGCTTGCCAATGAAACCAAGAGGCGCATGGTCAGGCTGTACGAGGATATGCTTGCCGCCAGAGAGAAACTGTCCGGAGAGAAAGACCGGCTTGCCCGCATGGTTGAAAGCGGGTTAAAGATAGCCGACAGTTACCGGCGGAAGGAACGTCTTGAGCAGGCAAGTTACGAGCAGGCGCTCAAGGCTTTTGACGACTACGCAAAGGCGTTCGGCATAGACGCGGACGTGAGGGAATCGCTGGCGCGGAGGGACGCCCGCGCCGAGGAACGCGCGAAGCAGCAGGGCCTGAACAAGAAACGCCGGGCGCTGGCGGCGCTTAGGGAAGTAAAGCGCAAACTGGTTAAGCGCATAACGCGGAACGTCTCGTTTGAAACCATCGGCTACGATCAGGCGGTTGTGGTAAAGACCGTACAGAGGATATTCGAGCCCTCGATAATCGAAGGGGTGAACAAATGGATCGGCGGGGCGCGGGGGCCGCTGCTGCGGGAAGTGTGGTCGCAGTGGTCCACCGACGAGCAGTACCGGGAAAAACTTATAAACGCCGCGGCGGATGCCAAGGGCCCGAAGATCGCCGACATCCTTGACAAGCCATGGGACTTCATCACTACCGCGGACAAGCGGGCGCTTATCCGCCTGCTGCCTAAAGCCGACTATGTGCGCGACCTGGGGCTTGAGGAACTTATCAGGGAGAACGAGGAAAGCGTCCAGCTGGACATTGAAGAAAAAGTAGTTGACGGCCAAGTGCATTTTATTCTTGGCGAGAAACTGGAGAGGACAATAAAGGAAGCCGTCGGCGAAGACCTGTACAACAGGATTCAAAACAAGCCGCTGGCCGAATGGACTCTTGCGGAAGCCGAGGAACTGGCCCGCACGGTGGACCGGCACACTGTGGAAGGGCGTAAGGAACTGAGGGCGAAAAAGGAAGCCCGCAGGATCCTCGAGCAGCGGTACCGCGGCCAGGTGCTTGACGCGGTGAGGAAGACCGGTATCGCCATTGACGACGGCGACACGCCGGAAGAAAAAGAGCGGAAGCAAAAAGAAATAGACCGCATACTGGGGAAGTACGCGCGCGGCGATAAACGTAATAATTTATTTAACAGCTTTTTTGACGCGAACCTGCGGCGGTTTACCACGGCGATGGACGGCGGCCGCAAGGGAATTTTTACAAGCCTTTTGTACTGGGGCGAGAACGACGCGTACAATAAGAAGGAAACGCGGATAGCGGCCCGGCGGGCGGCCGTCGAGGCGGCCATGGAAAAGAACAACATCACCCTGGACGAACTGTACCGGGAGGTTAAGATACCGGGATTGGAAGGGACTGACTTGTACCGGGTGTCAGGCGGCATGATAACGGTTGACGATCTGTTATACATAATGCGCGGGTACAATAACGAAGAGACGCGCAGGGCGATTACCTACGGCAACCTGACCAACGCCAGAGAACGTGCGGAATTCCAACGCAGGCGCGGCAACATCGAGGACATCCAGGCTTTCGCGAACCTGGGCGAAGGCCGCCTGGCGGCGGTGATGAATTTCGCAAATAACTTTTTCAGCAAAGAGGAAAACAAAAAATTCCTGAAGCTGGCGGAAGTTATCGGAGCGGACTACGACCGCAACGGCGAACGGCTGAACCAGGCGATGATAGACATATTCAATAAGCCCATGTGGAGGGTTGAGAACTATGTGCCGATGAACCGGCAGGAGCAGTCGGGCGGGACAAATGAGAACCGGGTAATCGAAGACCTGCTGGGGATGATCGGCGCCGGGCAGAAAGCGCTTGAAAAGGGCTTTACTGAAAAACGCATACAGATATCGCCCGAGCACCAGGCGCCGATAGAATTGGGCCTGTACAAGACATGGGTGCAGAGCGTCAGCAACACCGAACACCTTATGGCATACGCCCCGCTGGTGCGGACGTTGAACGCGGTGTTCAAGGGGTACGATACCGGCGAGGTGCGGCAGGCCGTTGACGACCGATGGGGCAGAGACGCAACAAAACGCATTGACGACACGATAGCGGAATTCGCGAGCCCCAACGCGGGGAAGTTTAACACCGGGCCCTTTAACAGTTTTATCCGGAACCTGCGGGGGAAGACGGCGACCGCATACCTGGCGTGGAAAGCGTCGGGCGTGTTGAAGCAGGCGGTCACGTCGCCCTGGCCGTACCTCCAGGAGATTCCCCCGCATGAGTATTTGCGGGCGGCTTTAGAAGTCGCCGGCGGGGCCGGCAAGGTGAATGAATTTATCAAAGAAAAATCAGCATACATGAAGAACCGGGATTTTGACCCGATGATGAAACTTGTCAGGGAGCAGCTGGAGAAAATCAAAAACCCGGTAAGCCATAAAGTAGACCAGTTCAACTCCCTGGGCATGAAGGGGCTTGAGTGGATTGACTGGGCCGCGGTGGCACCGGGCTGGCTGGCGAAGTACCGCATGGAGCTGGCGGCCATCGCAAAAGAGCAGGAAGCGGAATACCAAAACCTGCTGAAAAAATACCACGGCGCCGAATGGGCCGACATATTGCCTACCGAGGAAAGCAAGGCCAACCGGGCGTCATCTGAAATAATGAGCGACGGGCAGCAGGACTATGAGGCTGTGGCACGCGCTGATGACGCGGTGAGGAGGATGCAGCCTTCGTCACGCGCTACCGATTTAGCGCCGATATTCAAAAACCGTAACGAGGCCGCCAACGCAATCCTGCAGTTCCAAGCCGCGCTGAACGTGATATGGCAGAACATACGCTACGACCTGCCATTGGCGGTAAAGGAAAAACAGGTAATGACCGCGGTGGGAATGGTTACAGGCTACGCCATGGCCGGCATAGGGCTGGGGGTGCTGCTTGACGACGATGACGATGATGAAAAACAGGAACGGAGCACGGCCCTGTGGATACTGTACAACTCAATGACCCAGTTTACCGACGCGGTGCCGGTTATAGGGGAAATGGTTACCACTACGGCCGAGAGCGCGATCACCGGCAAGCGGACGTACCGGGGGCAGCAGAATTTGTGGCCGGTAATAGATAAAGCATTTGGCGGCGTTACCAACGCCGCCGGCATGTTCCGGGAAGACGACCCGGAAAAACGGAAACAAAAATTTTCAAAAGCCGCCGGCAACTTCTGCGAGGCAGTAGGCATCTGGTACGGCCTGCCGGTATCGGGGGCGAAGGAATTGGGAAAGGCCGCCGGCATCGGGGACGGCGACGGGGAAACGGACTTCTACCCGGAAGCGTTTTTGGGTAGGAGAAAAAAATAAACAGGCAAGGAGGCAATTATGGATTTGGGACAAACGTTCCAAGGGGGGCAGGAGGAAGGTCCGGACCGGATAGACCGGATACTGGCGTTGACGGAGCGGCTGGACAAAGTCGACCGCGCGATAGACCGCATACGGTACGACAGCAACCTGGCGACGGAGTTGGCGGCTGTGCTGGAGACTTTAGGCGACGCGAAGGAAGCTGTCGTCGCGGCACTGAAGACGGTGTAACCCGCGGCGGCGGGAAGGGGGGCGAATGGAGTTAAAAGATCTTATCGCGGCAGAGATAAAAATAAAAGAGGCAATCACGGTTGAAGCCATAATGCTCGCCATTGTGCTGGTCGTTATCGTTGTAGTGGCCATTATCATCCTTGTGAAAATGAAACCCCTCGCGGATTTTAGCAACATCAGGCTGGGCCATTTCGAACTGACGCGGGGCAAAAAAGAGGCAGAAAAGGAGGCAGGAAAGGACAAACAGCAGAACGAGGCGTTAAACGTAATACTGGCAAAGCTGGAAGGGATGAGCGGGGATCTTGGCATGATGGGCAAACGTCTTGACGGCATGGACAAACGGCAGGACGCGCTGTACGAGTACGCGCGGGAGGCTGTGATCTATGGTACAAAGAGCATGGTTTGGTCCGACCAGGGCGCTCCGTATCCCGAAGTGGTAGAGGCCGGGCTGAAGGCTATCATGCTTGAGCAGGACGGAAACATATCTGAACGAATGAAGACTGTAATCATGGGGCAGCAAGGCGGTTTGAAACTGTTCAGGTCTGAGCTGGCCAAATTCGAAAAGGTTCACAAAAACAAGCTGGATGAACGCTTCTATAAGGTGATAGAAAACATGACATACGGGATGAAGTGACCATGAGGATGACCAAAGGCGCGGCGTTTGTTATTTGCCTCATTGCGATAATGATCATCTTTTTGACCATGTTCGCTTATGTCGTAAAAAAAGACAAAGACGCGGCGCTTATCCCTGTCGCGGGATGCCTTACCGCGCTTGTCGGCGTAACC